GCCCTGTGCAGCTTTACTGGTCCCGGGAACCCTGATCATAGCACTACCGATAGCATGAGAAGCCTTAGCGGCAACATCGCCACCACGTGCAACCATCCGACCAACGCCGCCTGTGCCAAGAGCAGCCAGTCCGCCAGCAGCTGCAGCACCAGCACCATACAGAGCAGCCCGCTTACCATACTTGCTGGCTTTACCTGCACGCTTTTCAAGCTTTGCAAGCTTTTTCTGGGCTTTCGCATACTGTTTGCTCAAAAGAGCAGCACCACGAGCACCGCCCATTTCGCGAGCCTTACGAACGCCCCATCTCATTCCCCGTACGCCATAGTGAGCAAGATAATCATCGCTACGCTCAATAGCATACATATAATCGTTATTGTACATACCTAGTACCTCCGTCATTCAAATGCATCTCGATATAACTTATAAGCGACCAAAGCGTCCATTAATGCCGCAACCGAGTCAATCTTTTGCTCGTGCCGCTTCTTATACAATTTTCGGTTACCGTTCGTATCTTCGAGGGTAATACAGTTACCCATCGTGAATGACATCATTTGCTGGTCAAAGATCAACATACGATCTTCAGCAAGCTTCTTAATTTCGCCCAATGGTACGGACTCGGTTCTCGCTCCTTGCGGAACCTTGACAATGCCGAACGGCCCGTTATTCTGTTCCCATTTCTCGATAAAATCTTTCGCATAGTATGGGTCGTAACCAACCGACTCAACCTGGTATCGAGAATTATCAATAAACGTTTGCAATTCCTCATATACTTCGAGGATGTCTAACATGGTTCCATCCATGATAACCAGAGTTCCCTCTTTAATGAACTCTTCATACTTCTGCCGCATTGCCAAAGGCAGGTTCGCAAACGTAGACGAGGTAATATAGCATCTCGTCTTTACACCAAATGACCCATCGCCAATTGGGAACAGAAAAGTAAAAGCACAAAAGTCATCGCCTCTTGAAAGGTCGACGCCCATGGAACAGCGCATGTTCCAAAAATCTCTACTGCGATGGGGAAGGGTTTCATTGTACGTGAAGAAATACGTGTACCCTTCGCATGGTATGCCGAATCTCTTAGCCAGCGTATCGTTTCTCGTCGACGGCGCTTTCTCTGCTCTTTCGACATCTAGCTGGTATGCTTCATAGGTGACAGTTTTGCCAAGATTCGGATTGGCCTTAACCCACATATTAGGGTTGCCCACTTCTTTGACATCATCCAGTTTATAGTACCAGATGGAAACGTGTGGGTTGTTGTACTCACCCTTCAGGATGCTCATCAGTTCCATTTTGATGGTATCTCCGATAGAATTCCGGACGACGCCTTCAGAACTGGTGCAGACGATCAGATAATCATCCAGTTTGGAAGCACCTTGCTCGATTGCACCAATAACGTCTTCACGGATATCACCGGACAGCCATTCGTCAAGGGTGGCAACTTTACAGCGAAGGCCCTGAAGTTTGTCGATTGACATTGGACGAGTTTCCACAATGGATCCAGTAATAAAATTCTGGATTCCCATCTTTGTGGATGCTAGCTTACAGCGGTCTGCCTTGGAACCTGTCGTATTCTGGAGAGACCCTTCTGTAAGGAATTTAAACAAAGGACCTCTGGACCTCGTAATGGAAGTCCGGATAGGTGCCAGTGTTTCTTCAGCTTGCCTGATAGTCGGTGCCGTCACAATCTGGTCCGTTGTACTCGGATCGATGTTCAGGAAATAATTCTGGATGCAGGAAGCATAAACAGACTTCGCTGCACCACGCCCGACGATCAGGAATTGTTTTGTGGTCAGTCGTTTCTTGATTGTTCGTTGTTCGTAATGAACGGAGATTCCATCCGGGCCTTTCGTCGGCACACTGCGTTTCACGTAGTAGTACCATCCGAATACTTGTTCGGCCCAGAGCTTGAATGAATCCAAAAGTTTCAAGTCGCTGCCATCTGTTAAGGTGAGCTCTGCCTCGCAGAAAGCAATAAATCCTTCGACCGGATCTGGATCATAGTAAACGCCAGGATTGGCAATCAATGCATCAATCCGGTTCATCTCCATGGAAATTTCATGGCATACGGGAATTTCTCCCCGCTTTACTGCCTCACGAAACTGACCATAATATTTCGGCGTGGCTGTATTAGAGAGCCTCAATTCTTTCTACCGCCAGGTTTACGCCCTTTTGGGTTTGTATGTGTAGAAGGCGGATTGTATGTTGAACTGGTAACCGAATAGCTACCGCTTCCTGCATACAATTTCGGAGTTGAAGAATTGTATCCATAAGGACTATATCCAGCATTCTTCTCGGCTTCTAATGTACCACGTCTAGAATAATAGGCACGATCGAATACTTCACGTTGCCGTTTCTTTACTTCGGAAGTATAATCTTTTTCTTTATTCCGCTTCTTCACATCAGCAAGATATTTGGCTCTGTTCTTTTCGGAATCAAACCGGAAATAATTCGGATTGTCTCCTTCTTCATAAGCAGTCTTATAGAAATCTTCAAGTTGCTTATTACGTGCGCGTCTTTCCTGAACTCGTCTACTGCCTTCATATTTTTCTTTACGCTGTTGAGCTTTTATCTCGGCGGTTGCACGACCACGTCCACGGAAGCGCTCTTCGATATAAGCTCCAGTACCTCCGCCAATGCCACTAATAATCCCTTCGCCAATTGCCATCTTTAAGCGCTTACTATACCGAGGTTTCTCAGTACTGCCTAGTTGCCTTGCTTGCTTCTCAAGATAGAGCCTATCAGTAACTCTACGCACCTGATCATCTGTAAGTTTGCCATACTTCAAAGTTCCATTACGGGCTTGCTGCATGGCTTTCTTCATGAAACGCTCTTCTCTAGCCTTTGGGGAATTATAGACTTTCCATTTGGTCTCAACTTTAGCAATACCGTTCTGCATTGCCTTGCTGAGTTTTGCGCTGGCTTTTCTATAAGCAGCGCTCCTTCTTCTAGATCCCGAATGCCGAGGTTTGTCATGCCTGACTCCCCACTTCATTCCTTTGATGCCCCAATGCGCAAGCTCATTAGGATCATCAGTAACTGCATAATATGTCATACTCATGATGCCGCATCTCCTTCAGCCTGCACATTAAGACGAAACTCTAGTTCACCAATTCGATTGTTGATTGCCTCGGCTACTGTTGATGATGCCGGGGGATCAAACACAAGTCGGACTCGCAGATAAACAAATTGCCGAACAGCATCCTGCAAATGCGGATTGTCTGTATAGCTATACCATTTATCGTCTGGTCCGCTAATGGAGAAACCTTCTTCTGGTCCGATGCCTAGTTGATGAAGTGTGAGAAACTCAGCATTGATTAAGTCTCTGATTTCGTTATCAAATCCCAAATCATGTTCAGATATGCCTAGCAGTTTCTTAACACTGTCAAGAATGCTCGATGAATCCATAAGCGGCTCCTCCTTTCCGTTGTAATTTTAGTTCTTCCATGGACATGTATCGTTTGGCTTTCGCTCCGATAGCTTCGGCAACAAACTTTCATTGCCAAAATGGATCGCCTGATGCGTGTTGAATGAAACACAGATCAAATACTCGGGATTCAAGATCCAATCAGCCGCGTCTACAATGTCTTTAGGAATCATTGGATTCATATGATGTACGTAAATTCCATTTTGAAGCTCATAACCATCAACTCCGAGGTCTCTACCTTCATCGCGGATAATTACGTCGCGTCGTACTCGTTTCCATTCTGGAGATTTATAGAATCTTTGGTTAATCCATCTATCGAAACCGAATGTATCTTTACCAACTTCACCGCTAAGCTTTAAATACTGAAAACGTTCGTCAAAAGTGGGGAGCAATAAGAGATCTGTGTAGCATCTAGTCTTCATTGCCATCGTTCGGTCTGTATCTCGACATAGCAACAAGAGCTTCTGCGTACAGAGCCTTAAGTTCCTTCCCTGTTTGAATGTTCTCAGCTTTAGCTTTGATCAGTTCGTTCTCATTCTTGAGCCGTTCAAGTTCAAGTTTGGCACTTTCGGTTCCCAACTTAAGGAAGTGAGTAATGACCTGTGATGACGCAGTGCCATTTCGGAGCTGTTCTTCAGCAAGATCCATGGCATATGCGACCATCCGGGCCTCTCGCCCCGCCGGAGTTAATGCTGGCGGAGCCTGAAACTCAGGTTCCTTAGCAACTTTTCGACTAGTCTTCACAGACTTCCAACTCCTTTGGGTTGACTTTAGCGAAGTTTGCTAAAAATTTTCAGGACTTGTACCCCGTTTTCAAAAACTTCCCCCGGAGAATTTTCGAAG